AAATTTATGAATTGGTGCGATAAAAACTCTTCTGTATTAGAATGGGGCAGTGAAGAAATCATTATACCATATCGCTCTCCTTTAGACAATAGAATACATAGATATTTTGTTGATTTTTATCTTAAAATAAATGATGAAAATAATAATCAAAAAATGTATTTGATTGAAGTAAAGCCTCTCAGATTCACAAAAGAACCTAAAATTCCCACACGCAAAACTGCAAGATTCATCAGTGAAGTAAAACAGTGGGGAGTGAATCTTGCTAAGTGGGAGGCTGCTACTGAATATTGTAAAAATAGAAAATGGGAGTTTAAAATTATAACTGAAAAAGAACTTGGATTATAATGTTATTGTTTAGTTACTGCATAAATCATTATAAATAATGACATGTCAAATCCATTTCAAAATATAAAAGCAGCCGCTGGCGATCAAGACAGATCGTTTAATTGGTATATGAATTCAGTCAAAAAAATGGCTGGAGAACTTACTGACTATAACGATGTCAAAAAAACTGACTTGGGGGATCTTACCTCTAAAATTGAACCTGGGAATATGTACATGTTCATGTATGATCCTAAGTTGAAAGAGACATTACCATATTACGATACATTTCCGTTGTGTTTACCTTTTGATTCTGCACCTGGAGGATTCATAGGGTTGAACTTACACTATTTACCTCCTTTACAGAGAGCAGTTTTATTAGGCAATTTATTAGACTATACGGATAAACAGCTAACCGAAAAAAGCAAAATAGATGTTAGTTGGTCTTTACTTAAAAATTTTACAAAGTTTCCACAAGCAAAGCCTTCAATTAAAAGATATTTGAATAATCATGTTCAAAGTAGATTTTTAAAAGTAGAACCTCAACATTGGAAGGCTGCTATATTTTTACCAACACATAATTTTGTCGGTGCTAATACCAGAACTGTCTATCAGAATAGTAATAAGGCGATGCAATAATGGCACTAAATCCAAGCACAGAAAAATCTAAATTTGGTTTTGAGAATTTTTTAACAGATATCAGAAACACTCGTCTACCAAGAACTGAAAGATTTGAAGTTTCATTTAATATACCTAGCAAGTTGCAATTGCCCGGCAATCTCAGCCGCGTTGTTACTTCAAAAATGTCGATAATGTGTGAGGAGGCTCAAATACCTGGGTTTGTTACGAATACCGTTCCTATTAAAATAGGACCATGGACAGAATATCGAACACAGAACTTAGATTTTTTAACATCAGATGTAGTATTTACTTTTATTGTTGATGAAACCTGGGGAGTAAGAACTTTGTTTGAGAGATGGATTCAACATTGTGTCGATCCAAAAAGTAAAGAAGTTAAATTTCATGATGATATGTATTCAGACTTGGAAATAAAATCATTAAGCGATAATGATATTGTTTTAGCAAAGTGGAAAGTATATGAAGCAATACCAAAACTAATTAGCTTGACACCATTGGCTTGGGGAAATATTGGATTTATACGAATGTCAGTCGCAATGTCTGCTAAGTATTGGGAACGAAAAATATAAACATCGGAGAATATTATGGCACTACCTGAAATTATAACACCAACCTTTACAATTGTGATTCCTGGAATTAAAAAACCAGTAAAGTACAGACCGTTTTTGGTAAAAGAAGAAAAGCTATTAATACTTGCGAGCGAATCTGAAACGTTATCTGAAAGAGTATCGGCGTGTTCACAAGTTGTAGAAAATTGCACGTTTGGATTATATAACGATAAAAATTTAACAATGTATCAACTACAGTATTTGTTTTTGAAAATAAAAGCAAAATCTGTAGGTACAATACAAGAATTTAATTTAACGTGCGGGTCATGCAGCTCTTCAATGCGCTATGAAATGAATATTGAAGACTATAAAATATATGGTGAAGTAGATACAACTAAAAAAGAATTTAAAATTAATGATGAAGTATCCATAGTTATAAGGTACCCAACAGCAGAACATCAGTGTAAAGTAGATATACTATCAGATACTGAAATAGTTATTAATTGTATTGAACATATAATAAACGGAGAAGAAGTTATTGATCCTAAGGACGAAACACCTGGAAACATGCTTGCATTTATTGAAAATTTACCTATAAAATTAATGCAAGATATTGAAGAGTTTTTAACAACTATTCCAGTATTGGGGCATAAAATATCATTTACTTGTAAAACATGTGGTAAAGACAATTACGTTGGTATAAACGGTTACGAACATTTTTTCGGATAACTCTTTCTCAGGATTCGATTGAAAATTTTTATAAAACGAATTTCTTATTAATGCAAGAACATCATTATAGTTTGACTGAACTAGAAAATATGATGCCCTGGGAGAGAGAAGTGTACATAGGAATGCTAGTCGTTCATTTAAAGAAGAAGGCAGAGAAGAAACATGCTTAATGTAGAAGGTAGAAATATAGCAGACGAAGGATTTTCTGGTTCGAATGTAAGAGATTCGAATACTGGAAGATTTACTTCGGAAGGCGCTAATAAGTTAGCACAAAATGTGAGAGCTGGTATGTCCATGACATCTACTAGAGACTCTTCTGCTACAAATATTTCTGCTGCGGTTGGTAAACTAACTAAAGCTATTGCTAATGATACTCAAAGTTTTCAGAAACTTTTAAATAATCAAAATGAAAAAACTAAGAAATTATTTGATTCTTATATTAAGTCGTTAGAATCTGGAAAAACTAGCAATATAGAAAAGGCGATGGAAAAGTTTTTACTTTCCATGGAAAAAGATACTTCTACAAGATTTGAAAAGATAATAGATGCTGTAGGGCAAAGAAAATCATTGAATGAAGGCAACACAGTTAAACAAAGATTTGCAAATTTTATGGGAGCTGATGCTGACAAAGGATTCGGAGGATCAATTGCACAAGCGTTCAGTGAACCAGGTAGAATGTTTGGAACAAACAGAGGATTTTTAGGGACTGGTTTATTTTCTGGAGGACCTACTGCTGCTCAACAACAAGCTACTGCTGAATTAGGAAAAGAAAATCAGATAACGAAAGGTATTGTAGAATTAGCTACAAATTCATCTGACAAAAGTGAAAATAACAGCGTATCTGAAATACAGGCAAAAAATAATAAAGAGAAAGTTGCTGAAAAAGGATCTAGTAATAAAAAAGGTCCTGAAAAAATAATAATAGCTGATCAACCTATTATTACAAAAGACGCTCCTAAAACAGTGTCAGGTATTGATAGAAATGATCCTGCTGCTGAACAATTGCAAGTTTTAAAAGATATTTTAAAAGAATTAAAAATAATATCTGGCAAACCATCTGGTAGTTTATTAGGTGGATTAGGTTCTATTATACCAGATGTTGATTTACCCAGAAGAACATCAAGAGGACCTGGACCCAGAACAGGTCCTAGACCTGGACCTGGGAAAGGACCTGGTCCGTTAAGAGATGGAGTTAGACTAAACAGCGCCGGAAAACCTATAAACGCATCTGGTAGATTCGTAGCAGCAGCAGATGCTTACAAACCGGCTTCAAGAATGAGTAGTCTTGCTGGCAAGACTACCAGCTTTGCCAGGAAGGCTCCTTTAATAGGTACAGCACTTACCGTTGGAGCTGCTGGATATGAGGCATATCAAGGTTTTAATGAAGCCGATCAATTAATAGAAAGCAATGCTATTAATGCTGAAACTGGAGAAACTTTCACTGAACAAGATGAAACCGCTGGAAAAGTTGAAGCAGTTAGCACTGGAGTTGGAGCTGTAGGTGGGGCTCTCGCTGGTGCTTCTGTTGGTCTTAGTACTGGAGCAGCAATAGGTGTTCTAGGAGGGCCTTTTGCTCCTGTAACTGTTCCTTTGGGTGCGTTTATTGGTGGTGCAGTCGGCGGCGCTGCTGGCTACTTTGGTGGCAGCAAAGCGGGAGAAGTAGTTGGAGATTTAGCTACAACAACATCAGGTGAAGAAGCATTAGATGCTGCGGTAGAAAGTGGTCTTTACAATAAAGATTACTTAGGTAATAGTAAAATTAATCCTGAAATCTTAGCAGTGACAGAAGATACTCGTCAATTAAATGCAATACTTACTGATGGCGATTTGAGTGCGGAAGATCATTCAAAAGTACTAACAAGATTAGAATCTCTATCGCAAGGTACTGCGACTCCTGTTGCTGCAACAACACCAGAACTTATTGAAGGTACTGCGACTCCTGTTATCCCGGAACGCGATCCAAACAGATTTGATGGAATGTCTCCCTCACGCGCAAACGCTAAGAGGAGAAGGGAAGAAGCGGGTGATCGAGCAGCAGTAAGAAATGCTGGTGGTACAATGATTGGTAATGAACCATTTTATCCTGGTCAGACAGAACCACTCACTGATGTACAAATGGC